CAGGTCGTAAATGTCCGGTGCCATTTGCGCCATCTGAATGACGGCTTGATACTGCACAACCCGCTGACTCAACGTCGCGGCGTTCGGATCGCTAACAGGGATAATATCTACATGGTTATAGTCAGACTTCTTCGCCTTGCGCGGCCCCTCTTCTGGGTCGTAATCGTACTCGTCATCTGTCTCGTCCCGAACAATCTGCGCAAGCAGGCGCAGTTCTTGCTTGAAGCTATAGTGCAGGCGCGCCTGCACCGCCGTCATTACCTTGAGTTGGCGCTCCAACAAAGCCAGCGTGGTCCCCACTGGGGCTTGAGCCGACATGTCACTAACCTGCATGTCCGCCGTGGCTGCGAACCTGCGCCCTTCCTCCACAATCGTGGACAGCAACTGATACAAGACGTTTGATGGCTCTTTATATGGCAGCGGCAGGATGTTGTCCCGAAGCGCCCCTGAACCAATATCTACGTCACGCCACTCTCCCGGCGCAATCGGTGTGTCATCGCCCTTAATTCTCAACCCACGGGACTTCAAACCGCCCGGTAGATTCGACAGCGTGCCAGCGTCCACAAGCTGGCGCATGATGCTGGTAGCTGATTTGGCAAAGCCACCAATCAGATGGAATAAACCAAAACCATATGCACCAAAGCCGGGGATGTAGTCATACTTAACAAAGTGCTGCCGCTTTAGGCAGAACTCGTCCTCTTCTCTCCAATTGCGCCGAACAGCTAGTACGTCATTGGTGCCCTTAACAATTGTGATCACGTACGGGCGCGCAATACCCGTTTCTTCTCCGTCGTCGTCTTTGTCTTCAAACCCAGCAATATCCAGATCAGCGTGAATCTCATAGATAATGTAGCGGTCATCATTTAGATCGCTAAAACCGGTCTCCCGATCTTTGGCTTTCTGAATGTCTGTCTGCTCGCGGCTAGGGTCGGGCAACGCAATATCCCGATAGAACCCAGCTTGCTGTAACCGCACAATCTCTTGCTCGGTTTTGCGCATAACGTGCGTAACCCGATAGCACGTATCCAGATCTGTAGCCCCGTACGGCAGAATAATGTCCTCTGCTGGTACAAACATTGATACCGGGCGATCAAGCGATGGGTCAAAATAAACTTTCTTGAAAGCTGAGCCGGTTGCAGGTAAACTCCACAGCATGCGTTCATGCTCGGGCCTAAACTCGCGCATCACTTCCGTAAGCTCGTAGTTCAAGTCATCCTCAACTCGCTTAGCGGCTTCTTTTTTCTCTGGCGTCTCTTTTCCAAGGATTTTGGTGCGCACCGGACCTTGGGCCGGGAATGATTCTGTGATAGCCTCGGACTGGAACCGTACAACGGCTTCTGTAATCATGGGGTGGAACACGCCACAAGCACCGTTCCACGGCTCCGTGCGCTCCTCATACTGGAGACCTAAGAGTTTTAAGCCCTCTTTGTAAGACTTCTCCCAGTCTTTACGCGAAGCGCGATCATTACTAATAGCTTCAGCTAGCTCGCCCGCCAGCATGTCCAAGTCGCCCGCATCAATATCGTCGGCAAGGTTGGTGTAAAAGTCGGACTCTTCGCCGTCCTTCTCAATACTGATTTCTAACGGGCCAGCCTTGATGTTGACCGCTTCGGGGTCAACGATCTCAATTTCTAATGGTTCTTCCTGCGCAGCCAGCGTATCAATGCCCTGCGGCGCGCTATAGAGTGCTTTGTCAATATTAGTAGCCATTGTTTACCTTAGTAATATGCAGCAGTTCTGCGGCGAAAAAGCGATAACTCGTCCTTCTCGTCTGAATCCAACGCAATAAACCCCCCTTGGCGGTACCGTAGAAGGGCTTGGGTGGTCGTGTCCACGTAATCGTCATGCTCCCCCACAGGGAATGCCGCAACTTCTTCAATGACTTCGCGTGCCCAGCGCGTATCCGGTGCCCAGACCTTGTTGGAATGGAACAGATCCGACACAGCGTTCATCCGAACCATCTTGTCATTGCCGCGACTAGGCGAGAATTCCTGAACGGGAATGCCCATAGCCCGTAACTCTTGGATAAGCGGTCCGCCCGCTGCCTTTTTCTCCACAATGAAGGCATCTGGGTCCCACTCCTTCCAATGTTTGTGTGCTGCCGCCTTTAATTCAGGAAAAGCCATGCGTTCCTTGAACGCATCAAGCAAAATTATCTGCGGCGAGTTGTTTTCTTCTTCATTATAGAAGACGCCCCACGTAGTACAGGCTGAATAGTCCGAATTGTTCTTTGTCTCGAACGCCGTATCCCACGATTGAATGATGTATTCGCATGGGGGCGGGTCATCGTCCGGCCAAATACGCCAGTGTTTGCGCGAAACTACGGCAGATGTGTCGGCTGTGGGCTGCTGCATGTACTGCGCATTCCAAAACCGGGGGTCCATGTTGGCTTTTTTGCTTTTTAACTGGTCTAGCGGCCATTGCTCAGGCCAAAGCGACTTCTCGCCGGGGCTATCCTCATTCAAAATGGCTGGAAGCTCGACAATTTCCCACTGATCAGCGTTGGGATTCTTGGTTTGATAGTCGATTAAGCGCCCAGTCAGATCAATAAGTGACCACCGAGTCATAATTACAATGATTGCGCCACCCGGCATCAGTCGCTGAAGCGGCCCTTGCTGGAACCAGTTCCACGCAGTATCAAAAGCAAGCCTTGAGTTAGCGCGTACGTCTTGCTCTGAGTGCGGATCGTCAATAACAAACAAGTCTGCGCCTCGCCCCGCTAGCGCGCCTCCTACGCCTGCGGCGTAGTACTGGCCTCCCGCAGTAGTCGACCACTTCCCAGCGGCCTTCTGGTCCTCTGCTACGCCCGTTTGAGGGAATATCTCAGCATACTCTTCGGAAGAGATCAAGTTTCGGATGCGCCGACCAAAGTCTTCTGACAAACCCGCAGTGTGCGTACCCATAATGATCTTCTTCTCAGGATACTTGCCCAAAAAGTAAGCAGGGAACAGGTAGGACGAGAACTCGGACTTGCCCATACGCGGAGCAATGTTAATAATCACCCGCTTTTTTTCTCCAGAAAGAACTGCTTCAAAAATTTTAGCCAGCTTCTTGTGGTGGGCGCCTACTTTAAAGCCCGGATACACCGCAGTCGCAAACCCCAGCATAGAAGTTTTTGCCGCCCCTAGCCGCGCGCGATGCTCACGAACCTGTAGATCCTCGAACAACTCCATCTTGTCCGCAGTGGACATATGGGGCAGCGCCCGTTGCAGAGCCTGAAGCTCTGCTTTACTAAGCGTCGTGAAACTGTTTGGGTTCATGTACGTCTACAACATCAACAACCTGCATAAAGCGATTGAGCTTTTCTTTAATGCGCGTCTCCAATTCGGAGTCCGACATTTCGGTTTTCTTGATCTCAATCTTTTCAGTAAATAATCCGACCTCAGTTACCTTACCTAACAGCGCTAAAGCCTTTAACCGAATGTTTGGGTTATTACTTGTTGTCTCTTCAAGGATCTTGGCAACCGTATAGCCGCGTAACTCTTTAGCCTGCTGCACAAACTCCCAATCATAGGCTGTCAGCATACCCGTTAGTTGGCGCACAGCCAGCGGTGTTTTCAGTTCAACAAGCGCCTGCTTCTTCTTATCGTCGTCAGTTACCGTAACCATCGACTGAAACGCTTCTCGCGCGCTTGCCGTCTCTAGCCCATCAATAATTTCTTCATCGGGCGTCACCCCCAACTTCTCCAACCAATCCGCAGTGGCGAACTGAGCCGAGAGCACTTCATTTGGCGTCGCCTTTTCAAGCGGCTTGAAGTCTCCGGTGTCTGCTACGTCTGGCTCAAAGTTGACGAGGTGGTTCAGCATGCCTGCAACTGTACACATAAACAGCGGGAATATGCAAGTGTGTGGCGTTAGACAAAGGTTTTTATAAATTTTTGTAGTAGTGGGATGGGGGCGCGTTTTGCTTTGGTAGGGGGGTACTTTGTGTATGAGGTTTTACAAAGTGGGTGGAGCGGGTGAGAAACAGTGTTCGTGGCGGCGCGTGTCGCGCCATCGCACAGACGAGGGTGGGGGGTGGGTGGGGTGGCAGGATTTGCCGCTGCGAGGGCATCGGGGCAGGCGGAGCGGCATCGGATGCCAGCCAGTACAGGGCGAGAACAGGGCGAGCATGGCCGGCTGCGCCGGCATCGGGAACATGGCCGGCTGCGCCGGCGGATGGATGGCCGGCTGCGCCGGCGGATGGATGGCCGGCTGCGCCGGCATCGCAGACACGCGGCAAAGATTGCCGGGCCATGCATTAATTGCCGGTAATGATTGCCGGTGTCACGGTGTCAATCGGAAGCACTCACGTGTTTATGCGGGTTTCCGGGTAGGTTCTCGCTGGCACGGTTAGTGCATAAGGATAGGGGCGGCAAGTCTCGCCG